ATTTGTTCTTCATGACCTGCTTGTCAGATATACTTTCAATTAAAAGAGCGATTTCATCTTGTATGGTTTCTACTGCGTAAGTTTCTTGTTCTATAATTTCAAGTTGCTTTTTGACTTTTTCTTTGATATCATCAACCTGAATTTGTTTTATTTTTTTGATTGAATTATTGTTATCTCTGGCGGATTCAATCTTTGTTTCAAGTACATTAATCTCATAACCATTTTCTTGTATAAGGTTTTTATTGTCCGAAATCTTCTGTTTAAGTAAGACATTCATTGTGCTGAATACCTGAATATCAAGCAAGTCTTCAATAACTTCACGTCTATTCTGTGCAGTCAATTGCATGAATGGTACATATGTTGCACTACCTAAAATCACAATTTGGACAAAAGATTTGAGGTTCATTTTTAGTATGTTTTGTTCAAGGAAGTCTTGATATTCTGCCATAGTAGAATTTTGATCTATCATTTTTCCATTTTTGAATATTTCAAAGATGTTTGGTTTTGCACCACGTCTGATCATATATTGATCATCAAGGATATAAAATTCAACTTCAACCAGCATGTCTTTTTTATTAATACTGTTTATAAGTTGTGGTTTGGTAATCTTCCTAAATGGTTTACCATACAGTGCAAATACAATAGCATCAAGAATGGTGGATTTGCCAGCACCATTCTTGCCTACTATCAACGTAGTTTTATGCTTCAACAACTCAATCTCTGAAAAAATATTTCCAGAAGATAAAAAGTTTTTGTACCGTATTTTACTAAATCTGATATTCAAAGAGAAATTGCCTCCGCATAAAGTTCATCGACTACATTTTTTATCTTGTTCTTTTCCACACCAGTCTCTATACTATCAACATATGCATGGAGAATATGTTTGGTATCTTTACTTTCATCAATAAATTCATCCATATCAATGCTTTCAAGATTCAAACTATCTTCTACTATTTTAATATCTGCACACCCACTATCAGAAAGTTTGTCTGCAAATAAATCAAAAATATATGGATTGGTCTTATTTTTCACAATCAATTTTATGAATGTGTTTTTCAGTGGAGAAACGTCAAGGTTAGTAACGTCTTCCACGGTAAAATCAGTATCATCATATTCTATCTTGTGATGTACACTATACGGATTATGAACAAATGTCAAGTCCCTTTTTTCAGTATCAAAGATATGAAAACCACGTTTCCCATCAAAATCTGACCAATCCATTTCATAAGGCGCACCTAGATATTTCACATTACCATTTTCAGAAGGATGGTGAAAATGTCCAGAATAGATTTGATCAAATTTACCAAAATCCTGTTTATCCAAACCATGGTCACACAAAGAACCTTTACTCATTTCAAACCCTTTAAATTCAAAATGACCCATCAACATCTGTGCTTTTGTTTTATTGAAAAAATCCATAGAAACCTTGAAGTTGTCTTTAGTTATCCATGGTGACAGCAGTATATCACACGAACCAAGTTTCAATTCTTTTGGTTCATTCCAATATACATTCCAATTATCATATTCTTTCATCAACAATGATAAGGCATTTGTCTCATTCGTGTTTTTATGAAAGACCGTATGATTTCCAACAATGCTATGAACTGTTACATTTCTTTTTTTCAGTTTATCAAAATACATCTCTTTTGAACGCTTTAGAGTAACAAAATTTATAAATCTACGACGATCAAATGTATCACCAAGATCAATAACAGTGTCTATATTTTCTTTGTCTAGAGTAGGAAAGAAAATATCATTATAAAATTTATCTTGGTGGTCCAAAAAAACTTGACTATCACCACGGACACCAAAATGTTGGTCTGTTATTATTGCGACTTTCATTTTTTAAAATTCTTTTCTCTTTCATAGTCTTTCAATGATTTTTCTACTTCCTCTTTTATCTTTAAGAGTGACGTGTAGTAAAACTGTCTACGTTCTATATGAGTAGACTTATCGTTCAATTTTCTTATATAATCTTCTATAATTACTGGTATCATTCGTCTTTCTCCAAGTCATTTTCTTTTGTTTTCTTCTTTTTAGACTTTTCCATTTTTGTTTCATAGTCTTCAATAAAACTATTGATATAATCAACATCTGTTTTAAGAGTTAAATGCATGTCTCCTGAATCAGATGTACCCCCTGTTGAAATTAGGTGATGTGAAGATTTATATCTTATGTACATTTGCTTTTTTTCTTTATCAATCCGTCTAAGAAACGCATACCATATTATTTGTGTAAAATAAGCAAATGGGTTTTCTGTTTTTTGGGGATCAAAGTTATGCATGTATAGTAGACAGTTTTCAACGCCATCCATAACCATATCTTCTCTAAATGGATAACCGTAAAAATTTGGTCTTGTTGACAACCTATTCGATATGTCGTATATACATTCTGCTATATAATTCGGGACCATAGGTTTTTCCTCTCCTTGGTCCTCTGCTTCTCTACATATTCTTTTGTATTCTATAATTGCATTGAAAAGGTCAGTATTATTTACATAGTCTGTCTTTTTTCTTCTTCTTTGCTTTTCTGCCATTGCCTATCCTTTTTATTATTGTTAGTTTTACACTACACCATATCAGTTCATCTGTCAAGTATTTTTTTTATTATTTTGTCCATTTTTCTCTTGACAAAACAAAAAAAGTTGTTATAATCCTTAATGTAGTAAGGGGAAATAGGATACAAATGATTCTAGATTCTAATATTGAATCACTATGAGTCATAGGGAAATTATATCAAAATGTGTATTGAATGAACAAAATCAAAGATTTTGGAGTGAAATGGGGTTCAAATGAACCCCAAATCTATAACTAATCAGACTAATTTTTTAAACAAATCAACGTTGAATATTTTAAAATCAAAGTTTTCAACACTGTAAATGTTTATACGTTCTCTAAAGTGTTGTAAGGTATAGTTTTCTTTTTTAGTTGTTGATAAATTATCTGCTATATCATATAGTGTTGCTTTATCTGCACCATTACCTTTACGTAACGATCTTCCGATTGATTGTAACACCTTTATTTCTGATTTTGAACCAGATGCAAATATAACGTTGTCCAATTTTTTCAAGTTAATGCCTGTGGAAAATGTTCCATAAGATGCCAATATATTATGCTGTTTGATTGGGTCATTTTCGACAAGGTTTCTAACACGTTCACGTTCTTCACCTTTAACACCACCATGTATAAAATGAAGAACTCTATCTTCTTTTTCGAAAATATCTTTGAGTATGACACCATGCTTTTCAACTCTATCAAAAAGTATCAAATTATTTTGGTTTTCAAGTGACCACAATAAATTTCTCAAAAATATATTTCTATCATGGTTGTTGTTTATGAAATCAATTTCTGTAGGATATCTCTGGTTAGGTTCTACATCTTTGAAGCGTTTTCTAAAATCTTTTTTGACTTGTGGATAATAATTTAAAACAATTGCTTTGACATTAAAATCTGCGACTGTACCATCATCTATCAAGTCTTTGGTAGATATGATTTTTTTATATCCTCCAAACAAACCTTCAAGTATAAGTTTGTTTACTTTTGACTTTGAAGAAACTGTTCCTGTGAAACCGAAACGGTATTGACAACCAGTAAGTTTTTCCATTATAGTAGTGAGTGATTTTGCTTTGAATGTGTGTGCTTCATCACCTACAATAACATCAAATTGGTCAAACCATTCTTTATCCATGTTGACAAGAGACTGCCAAGTTGATATGACGATAGGGCAATTTGTTTCTTTTGTCACACCACCTTGTATTTTATGTATCATATCTGGATTAACACCATAGTCTTTGAAGTCACCTGCCATTTGATGTACAAGTCCGATACTTGGGACTACAACAAGTGTTCTATGTTGAAATGCTTGGTAATAATGTTGTTGTATCAGATGTATGATATAAGATTTTCCAGAAGATGTGGGAGAAATGATTAATGCTCTTTTATTTCTTAATGCATGAACAACATAATCATTTTGATAATCTCTTGGAACAAAAGGAGAATTTATTTCTTTTGCGAGTTGATACCCATAATCATCATCTATTTTTTCTTTTTGTGAAAGTTTGTCATCTATGTCTAATTTATAACCACGACCTTCTGCAAATTTATATATGTATGATAACAAACCTACATAAAGAAAAGGTTT